TGGCGCCAGCCTCGCTATCCTCGCAGCGGCAATGGCCCTCATGGGCATCCCCATTGTTCTACTCGGTGCTGTCGGAATTGCGGCTGCTGCAGTGTCTCTGATGCTGTTGGCACCGGCCATGCTCCTTCTGGGAACCATGAGCTGGGATGCAATTGGGCGTGGACTGACTGTTCTTGGTGCTGCATTGGCGATCCTTGCGGTCGGCGGTGTGCTTCTTACTCCGGCAATTCCGGCACTCCTGGGTCTCGGCGGGGCAATCATGTTGATTGGTCTCGGTGCGGCTCTTGCTGGCGCTGGAATGTTGATGTTCTCGGCGGGCTTCATCGCTCTTGCTGGGGCCGCAGCAATCGGTTCAGAAGCAATCAAAATAGCACTAACCACGCTCATCGGTCTCATCCCAGCAGCTATGGCGGCCTTCGCTCAGGGCATCATCGACTTTGCGTTGGTGATTGCAGGGGGCGGTGCGCAGTTCACAGCGGCAATGACGACTCTTCTCACCTCGCTCATCACGGCTATTGCTGACGTGGGCCCCTTGGTTATCAACACCTTGTGGGATCTACTGATGCTGATGGCTACGAAGCTGGAGGAGAACGTTCCGATTCTCGTCGAAAAGGGTGGAAACCTGATCATCGGCGTTCTGAACGGAATGCAGTCTAAGGTTCCTGGAATCGCAAGGGCTGGTACGGATCTGATGATTACCCTCATGAGGGCGATCGCTGATCAGGTTCCGCGTCTGGCAGACGAAGGTGCTAAGGCCATCATCAAGTTGGTCAACGGCATCGCGACTGCGATCGACAACAATGCCGCTGCTATGGGTGCTGCTGGTGGCCGTCTGGCTGCCGCCATCGTCCGTGGTATGGTCAACGGTATCGGGGCCGGTGTTGGTGAAATCATCAATGCCGCTAAGAACATGGCTCAGAGTGCGCTCAACGCGGCTAAGAACTTCCTTGGGATTCGTTCCCCTTCGCGGGAGTTCTTCAAGATTGGTTCTTGGTCGACGCAGGGTGCTGCTAACGGTCTCGTTGAGACTGTGGGTGTTGTTGAGCGGGCTGGTAGGTATGTTGGTGAAGCGGCGCTTAGGTCTACTAAGAAGTCGCTGATGAACATTTCCTCGGCTGTGTCTGACAGCATGAGCATGAACCCGACTATCCGACCAGTGCTGGATCTGTCCGGTATCCGCAAGGATGCTGCTCTTGTGAGCGGTATTCTTACTCCTCCGAAGCTCACGCTGGAGCGGAGTATGGCGTACGCATCCGAGGCCCAGAGGTCTGGGGACGCAGCGCAAATGTCGGCAACTGAGGCGGACTTCGAGCGGTTGATGGCTTCCCGTCAGGGTGACGTCAACTTCTACCAGACGAACAACTCGCCGAAGGCACTCACCAATGCGGAGATCTACCGCAGGACCAACAACCAGCTGTCTGTAGCCAAGAAGGAGTTGACAACCACAGATGCTCAATAAAGTCGAAGCACGTACCGACCAGGGCGCACTGCTGTCGCTCCCGCTTGATGATATTTCAAGTGGCTATCTGGTACAGGGCATCGACGGACTGGACCCCGTCCCGGCGAACATAGTTACAACCAGCTATGCGCGCCTGGACGGGGAACAGTACCAGTCTGCCCGACGGGAGAAGAGAAATCTTGTCCTCCGAGTTGGTCTCGAGCCAGACTACACAACTCAAACCGTTCGGGAGCTCCGAAATGCCCTGTATGGATATTTCATGCCTCGGCAGAATTCCAACTTCAGGTTCTACACGGAGGGCTTCCCGACAGTAGATATTTCAGGGCGTGTAGAGTCGTTCGACTGTCCTCTGTTCGTCAGGGAGCCCGTAGCGACCGTCTCCGTGCTTTGCTTTGATCCGGATTTCTATGAGCCGGTACAAATCGAGGTTGCGGGGTCAACGACTGCGGGAACCTTCATGGGGACGCTCAACTATGCGGGTACTGTCGATACTGGCATTACCCTCACGATGAATGTGGATCGTGATCTCTCAACGTTTACGGTCTACCACCAGCCGGCTGGTCAGCAGGTTCGCACCCTTGTGGTTGTGGGCACGTTTATCGCTGGCGACATCATCGAAATCTCTACCGTTCCTGGAAACAAGTACGCCACTCTCACACGAGGCAGCGTTATTTCGTCCATTCTGTACACGGTCTCTCCGTACTCAGACTGGACAAGGTTCGAACCGGGGGTCAACGACCTACGCGTATATGCGGAAGGAGCGGCGATCCCCTACACCATTCGGTACACCAACAAGTATGGAGGTCTTTGATGGAGGTGTATATTCTTGACGATCAGTTTCGTAGAATCACGGTCATTGATCGTTACGAATCCTGCATCTGGACTGAGCGGCATACTGCTTATGGAGACTTCCAACTTGTAATCCACTCGACCCCACAGCATCGCGCACTGCTTGCTAAGGGGACGCGTCTCGCGATGAACAACTCCAAAAGAGTGATGACGATCGAGAACGCAGAGAACAAGGATGACTCCGAGGGCCGGTCGATGCTAACCGTATCTGGCCGGTCCTTGGAGGGTACCGAACTCGAAAGTCGAGTGGTTCGCTTGAACATGAATGGTCTGGACACAGATCCAAACATGGTTTTTCCTGCTGCTCCGCCGGCACAGGCTCTTCGTGCGCTGTTCGACTACATCATGGTCACTGGCGCTCTCAGTACTGCAGATATTCTGCCTATGTACCAGAGTGGAAGCCTCTATCCCGTAAACACGATCCTCGAGCCTGAAGAAGACGTTATTCTGTCCTTCCCGCCTATGACTCTGTATAAGGCTATAAAGGACATCTGCGACGCATACGGACTCGGCTTCCGTTTGTATCGCGGGCCTGATGACTCGAAGTTGTACTTCAACATCTATACCGGTGACGATCGTACTTCATCTCAGACGACTCACCCTGCAGTCATCTTCTCGCCGGATCTCGAGAACCTCGCCAACATGTCAGAGTTCAGCTCAATCGAGCTCTACAAGAATGTCGCGCTTGTCGTATCTAAGTATGGTTCTCGCTGGGTCTATGCGGATGCTGATGCCGAGGTTGCAACAGGATTCGACCGAAAGGTTGCGATTGTCGCAGCTAACGATATCGATACTGCTGCGGGCGCTGCACTCGATGCCGAACTTGAGCAGCGAGGCAAAGAGGAGCTCAGCAAATACAAGGCTATCCAGGCAATTGATGGGGAGCTCACGCAAGATAGCGCATACCGGTACGGAATCGACTACGAGCTCGGCGATCTTGTTGAGATGCGTAACGATGACGGACTGACGAACCGAATGCGCGTCACGGAACAGATATTCGTGGACGACGCACAAGGCGAGCGTGAGTATCCGACACTTGCTGTCGATATCTTCATCACGCCGGGTACTTGGTTCGCTTGGGACGCTAATGGCGTCTGGGATACGGCCGTTGGTACTTGGGACGAACAACTCGAATAATAAGGAGGAACAATGGCTATTGGTGATGACGCAGCCGCAGCCGGATATCCTCTCGTCCCGAATACGGGCGAAGAAGGTAAAGTCCGATATGGTGCTCGCGAAATCAACCGAACTCGAGATATTGCAGCACAGATCAAGAACCTCATCCTTGCGGTCTGGCCTGTCACTCGAGGAGGTACCGGTTCAGCAACGAAGGCGGGTGCACGTACCAATCTTGGTTTCACGTCGAGTAACGCTGTCCCATCCAACAGTGTTGGTGAAGACGGCGATATTCACTTCAAGACGGTGTAGGCGGACTAATGGCTGACTATACAAGAACCGTTAATGGTGGTACCGGCGTCATGCTTATCCGCGACCAGGGTGGATGGGTTGAGTTCCACATTACCGCTGGTAACGGAAGTGCGTACGACTACAACTTGGGTTGGGCTTGGTATGCCAACGGTACTAGTGGTGGTGGAACGTTCCGGTATGAGTCCGGCATGGGATGGCGCCATCTTGGTTCTGTATATGTCGGCTCATCGCAGAACGTCACGTTCCACAAGAATGACTCTGGCAGCATTGGTCTTGGTGGGGCTACAGACTTCACTGTCTGGATTCAACGCTCCACTGTCCCGCCTGCTCCAACACAGGTCCAGTTCTCACTGATTACCCACGAAACTGTTCGTACGACGTTCAGTGGTCAGGGTGATGGCGGTTCTGGAATCCTTGAGTGGCAGCTTGCTTTCGGAACTAATGGTGGCGCCCAGGAGGGTGCTGGAAACAGTCTGTACGGATCTGGTGGAACGAATAACCTGACGGGTCTCAAACCTGGACAGTACTACGCCGCTTGGGCTAGAGGACGTAACGCCAATGGATGGGGAGCTTGGTCTCCCGGAAACTCATTCTATACACTCGGTGGCGCCTGGGTTAAGGTCGCCGGTGTCCATAAGAACGCTGTACCTTACGTAAAGGTCGGCGGTATTTGGGTTCCAGCAGTACCGCACGTCAAAGTTGGCGGCGTATGGAAGACTACAAGAACATAACTAAGGAGAAAAATGCCTGATGCAAATGGTAAGCCGACTGCGGCGGACCCGAACACCCCGAACCCGGTTCTCAGCAACACCACGTACGACCTCGTGAAGGACGGCGTCACGATCGGGTTCCCGGCAGCAGTTACGCTGTACGCCGGCCTGGCGGTCCTCTGGGGCTGGCCGAACTCGACCGAGATCGTCGCTTCTGCGGGGCTCATTGGCACCTTCGCTGGTGTCCTTCTCAAGATCGCCTCCAAGCGGTACGAGAAGCTTCCGACTCAGTACGACGGTCAGCTGATCGCCAACGACCCGAACCCGGAGAATGAGACCTACCGTCTCGCCTTCGACAACGGTCTGGCTCAGATGGCCGAGCAGAAGGAAGTCCGCCTCCAGGTGGTTGACCTGCTCCCCGAGAAGCTCCGGCACTAAG